TTTTCTGGCGTATGTTAACAATAAGTTGAGGTACATGATGTTGCTCAGCGAGTTCTTTTAGAACCTCAGCATCGGTAGAATTAGCATCTGTGCTAGTCTTCTTACCTGTGGGCTTTAGCTTTAGGTAATCAAAGAGGAAGCTGCGAAGCTGCATAACACTGTTGGGGTTGAAGGCTTTGCCCTGTGCTTCCTCGAACTCACGAACCTTTGGTTCCTTGTAAAGTTCTTCGATAGACTCGTCAATGCTTTTCTGCATTTCAGCCTGGGCGAACTTCAACCTAGCCATATCAAATGGAACCCCATTATCCTGCACCTTAATAAGAAAGGTAGAGGCAGGAATTAGAATTCCGGTATATACCTTATTAAGCTTCTTATTCTTAGTGACCGCTGGCTTAAGCTTGGCATAGATAAGAAACGTTACTACAGCGTCGATAGCTGCGTAAGTCTTCATAATATCAAAAGGAATAAGGTCAAAAGTGAACTCATCCTTTAAGATGCCAGTCTTTTTACGATATTCATCAATCCACTCATACATAGGCTGTTCATAGTCGCCATAGTCGGTGTACTGTAGGGCTAGCTGCTTAAGGCCGTGCGTACCAGGATTTTCATCAATGCAGTAGTGTAGAAGCATGGTGTCTTCATACACAGGGAACTCCCACCCAAACTGATAGCTCATAAACGCCAAGTCGAACTTAGCGTTGTGGAATACTACGGTCTTTTTATTAAATAGCTCTTGGAATAGATCAGAGCATTCCTCATCAATACAGTCTGATAGAATGTATGCTCCGTGGTCTCGTTCGTAGCTTAAGCTAACGCCGAGTACGTACCCATTCCTAGGGTATAGTGCTGTGGTTTCAGAGTCTAGAGCAACATATGGGTTGGGGCTAGCAATTGCTGCCTTCAGAAACTCTCTTAGCTGCTCGGTTTCAGTGATACCATAGATTTTGTCTGTAGAGTACTTAACGACTCTCTTAGTTCCCGTGACATATCCAATAATATTATCACGAGACTCTTCCCAGAGCCTAGCCGACTCTGGCTTAAATGAGACCATAGCAGGGTTGATTACGGGAAGAAACTTATCCTCCACAATCTTACCGCTATAGTCCGTCACCGAAGCATTCTTAGTAAAATACTTACAAGTGTCCGCACCTACCAGAATGACCGATGTCTACGTCTTTCTTTAGAACCTTCTTAATAGTAGGATCTGAACAAAGAGCATATCTATCAAACTCAAACTCCTCCTTAAAACTCTTGTAGAAGTCAGTTCTGCTTGGCTTGGTTTCAATAATTGCAATATTAGGCACCGTATAGTGTCTCCTTTAATTTGATCACTTGTAAGGCTGTCAATTCACCTGGATCTTTTGTTTTACCGAAAGTAATATTATGCGATACGATTTCGTTCTTTTCTAGATTATCTTTTAATGTTGCTGCCGCGTTCTGTCCGGCATCGTCATTATCAAAGAATATATCTATACCATATACGCCTTGAATTTTCAAGATATTTATTTTCTCCGCTGTCACCTTGTTGACTCCAAACGCACATACGGCGTTCGTAAGTCCTTTATCGTGCAAGTTAATCATATCCATGATGCCTTCTACAAGAATTATTCGTCCCTGTATAGGCTTAACGATAGGAAACAGGGGGAGCTTAGCTCCCGATGGATGAAATAAGTACTTTGGGTCTATGTTAGCTTGGTGTCGTCCGCAAAAAGCTACGATCTTTCCAGCAATATTTCTGACTGGAATAACTACTCGACCAATAAATTCTGGGTTACTATGTTGAAAAGCTTCAAACTTCTTGAAGGTTTGACCTGATATGCCGCGCCAGTCCTGTTCGAACGGCACGGCATTTTCAGGTATACTATATCCTACGGTTTCAGCCATTTTATCGGATATAATATCTTTTAGTTTCTCTCTACGAAGTTGAAGCCAATTGGCTTTTTCTCCAAAAAAGTCAAATAGATTGCCCTTAAATCCGCACGAAAGACAGTTAAATATGCCTGTAGTCTTATCAATTCTAAGACTAGGATTTCTGTCTTCGTGCTCTGGATTTAGGCATCTTACAACGTAATCTTTACCGCTAGGTCGGAATTGAATGCCTCGTGATTTTAGAATATCTTCAACAATCACAACGCTTTCTCCTTAAAATGGCGGGTCATCATAGATACTGTCCATGATAGGTTTAGTATCGTCTTCATCTAGTTGTTTTGATTTCTTCTTGAAAGAAGTCTTTTTGTTTAGGGACTCACCATCAATAACCACCTCTTCGCCATTCTCTGGACCTATCCGTAGACAGTTCCAGTCAGCCTTAGAGGTGAAGTTAATCTTAGCGTCTCCACGCATCTTAGTACACGTAAACGCAATAGAGGTGGGGCCTGCTTCAAGAGTAAATGCAGCATCAGCAGAGTCCAGAATACCTTTAGCGAATCTAGCTTCACCCGCTGCATCAATCTGGTAAGGGCTGAATACTGGTACTCCGAGTTCACCTGCGATACTCTTTAACGCAGTACTGACAACGATCTGATCTTTCCAATCAAACTTGTCGTCGGACTCGGCAGTCCTCTTTACTTGGTTTACGTAGTCTACAATAATCAAGCCGACATTACCTAACTTGCGTACTCGTTTAATGATTTCAGCACGTAACTTAGGTAGTGTTAGCACTGGATCATAGACAATATCTATCTGAGTATCTTTCAATTCTTCTTTCTGGATCGCAGCATGAAACTTGTCAAAGTCACGATGTTGCTTATATACTTCTAGATGGGCTGTGCCATTCTTATAGCGATTAGCCCACCAAGTGGCAACTTTCAACCATTCTAGATTATCAAGTGTCTTGTACTTAATCTTAGAGTGAGGCACCCCACAGCCAATAGAGCACTGGCGTTGCAGAATCTCACGAGTAGGCATTTCTATGCTAAAGTATAGCACGGACTTACCTCGCTCATAAACTGTATTAGCTAAGTTTGAACAAGTGATAGATTTACCAGAACCTCTCTTACCGCCCATTAGAATATAGTCAGTACTCTTAAACCTAACAAGATTATCAAATTCTTGGTTTAGGCCCAGAGGTATATAGTCGGCTAAGTCTTCATCAGACTCGAATAGATTGAGCTTCTGTAGATTGTCTTCATTTGACCTAAGTTCTACTCTATCTTCAATCCGTGAAATAATGTCATATAGAGATCCGATAGTTTCCTCGGCTGTTTCAAAGGTGATCGAGTGCTCCACATACTTGTGTAGCTGAAACAGGGTCTCTTTTTGTGTAAATTCGTTCTTTAAGTAATCTAGTAGAAGAAAAGGTTCTGCGTCTACTTCAACAGCTTCGATAGCGTATATCTTATCTAGCGTAGATGAGTCTCTAACCGCTAGCTTAAGTTCTTCGATAGTAGGTAGCTTATGATAACTTTCAACTTGCTTGTCAATAATATCGTAAACTACGTTATACTCACTAGGCAAGTAGTGTCGTCTTAAGCTGGACCACGTATCGAAGTCCTCTTCTTCAAGAATCCTTTTAAATAGTGCGCTAGCGAGGTTCAAAGTCATCTCCTTAAAACAAGTTTAGCCGAAGCAGCATAGTGCTGCTCCGGCTTTCACTTCAAAGAGAAAACTTAAGCAGCAGCCTTCTCTTTCTTAGCTGCACCATCATAGTCAACAGCCTTTAGACCACGACGTGTAAGCATGGTCTTAACGCCGCGCTCGGTCTTGCCGATCTGCTCAGCGATCTGAGCAACAGTAAGACCAGCAACATCGCCTAGGCTATCCATAGGATCTGCCGCAGGACCCTTGACGTCACGCTGCTTTGGCATAGCTTCGATTTCACCAGCGCGCTGTAGGCTTAGAGCCTTACCACGAACTGACTGAACTGACTTGCCAACTGCTTCAGCGATTTCTTCGACGAACTTGCCGTCACGGATTAGCTTAAGTACTAGGGCTTCTTCATCGGCTGAGTATGACTTAGCATGCTCTACCTTTGGAGTTTCCTTGACATGGGCAGTTAGTTCCATTGAAAGGATCTTGCCCTGAATTGCCTTGGCGGTGTAGTCGCCTGGGAAACGCTCTGCGATTTCAGCGTAGGTGTACTCACCAGTGTTCTGAGTAACAAAGTGACGTAGCTGCTCGGTGGCTTCGTCTGAGAAGGCACGAGGAGTAGCAGAAGCTAGCTCAACGTCGTAGCCTAGCTTACGTAGCTTTGAAGATACTGAACGAGTGCTGGTTTCTAGGGTTTCCGCTAGTTCAGCAACGGTTGAACGGCTAACTGGGGACTCATCGCCAACTGCGTCGATTAGCTGTGCAGTGCGTTCTTCGGTCCACTTAGGGGTAGTCATAAATTAATTATTCTCCATAATAAATTGGTTGAGGTCTGTAACAACAATTACGCCAGAGTCTCTGGCTTTTTGAGTTTTAGTGGTCTCTTTTCCACTTTCGTTTACTAGAATAGTTACGTCTTTCGTAATAGAAGACTTAACTATATAGCCTAGCTTTTCTAATTCAGCTTGAGCCTCCGCTTTAGTTTTAAAGCTGTCTAGCTTGCCTGTGATACAGATAACTCCCTTAGTTTCTTGGCTAATAGTCTCGGTACTTCCGAAGCTAAGATCTTGCGGTAGGAATAAGTACCAGTCGTTATCTTCCAGCCAAGTAATAAGATTTTCTGTAGCTTTAGGCCCTAGGCCAGCCTGAACACAAGTCTCATTAGATATAGACTCAATGTCAAAGCAGACTCTAGCTAGTTTATCTGTTGCTGATTTACCTATAAGGGGGATGCCCAGAGCAGGTAGCACATCATTAAGCTTTTTAGCTTTAGATTGCTCAATCTCTCCGAATAGCTTAGTAGCTATTTTTTCTGAACCAAGCCCATCAGCAATATCCTCTAGAGTCAAGCTGTAAATATCTAAAGGACTAGCTAGTTCTAACTTCTCGATTGCCGAAGGTCCGAGACCTTTGATCTTAAGAGTAGAAGCGAAGTGCTCAACTCTTTTGCGGCTCATAGAACCGCAGTCTGCATTGCGACAATAAAGAAGATCGTTAACAAGAACAAGAGAGCTGTTGCATGATGGACAATTTGTTGGAATGTTTATTTGCAGACCAAAGTTCGTGTAGATATTCTTCCAAATAAAATACTTCTTCTAGAGTTCCTGATACCGTTTTCTGTATACGAATATCATAGCCTCTAAAACCGCTAGATCTTTTTATGGCGTGGCGCCAATCTTTTCCTTTTGTAATGCCGATTTTTACGCATTCTCTTATATTCGTACTCTTCTTTACTAAGACTACGACATAGAGGCATCCCTCGGAGGAGGCAATCTCAGGATGGTTAGAGAAATACGTAGGATTGTAGAGTCCTTTAGACATCTAGTAGAGCTTGGAGAGCGCTTAAGGGTTGACCTCCGCCAACAACTCTCTTTAGCTCCATTCCAGACTCGTCAACTAGAATCAGCGTAGGCACAGCACGAACTTCGTATTGTGCTCTTTCATCCATAGCTTCATCAATATCATAGTATACTAGTCTGCTCTGATCGAGTTCGAGCAGAGTAGGTTTCATGGCCTTACAGGGTCCACACCAGCTAGCACTAAATACTAGTAGCTTATTCATAAATTCTCCTTACAACGCGGGGAATAATCTCTCCCGCTCTTACTACTTCTACAAGACAATCAAGTTCTAAGTCTAGATCTTGAATATACTTCATATTATGTAGAGTGGCTCGCGATACTGTAGCTTCTCCAATAATTACTGGCTCTAGAATTGCTACTGGACTTACTACGCCACTACGGCCTACCTGCCATTCTACATCGAGCAGCTTGGTGATAACCCCGCCCTTGCGCTCCTTAAGAGCGAAAGCACCGCGAGGATGCTTAGAAGTATAGCCTAGTTCTTCGAACTTGTCATAATCATCAAGCCTATAAACTTTACCGTCATGTGGGTACTCTAGGTAGTCGTCGTCCAGTACTGTATTAAAGTCGAGATCGTGCAAGAAACCCATATCAAGGCTCCAAGTATCATATTTATACGGCTTCATTCCATACGCAATAAAAGTAAGCTGTCTGGACTGAAACTCTTCCACCGACTTCAGATTAAGAGCGCCAGCGGCATAATTACGGGCATTCTC